CTTGTTTTGTACTGATGATTGTTCTTTGAATAGTTAGCTGCTGTTGTTAATGTATTGCTTTTAAAAGTTTCTTTTGTTACGTTTAGTGTTTGTGTAGATTTCAAAAAGAAGTTTGCTCTTTGTATTGCGCCTTGTTTGTTTATAAAGTAAACTTCAACATTATCAAACTTTTTACAAGTATCTTCTATAACTTCAAGCGTTGTTGTTTTTAATGAACTTGCTACCTCAACAGAAGTTATTGTTGCCGTTGTGCTTGTAGCATACTCAATCATACCAGAAGTGTTTGCCACACCAGTTGCTATTGTAACACTTGAAACTGTTGATGCACCATTTTTAAATGTTACGGTTGTTGCGCCTGTATATGTATCTGATCCAGAGTTTACACTTAAATTTGCTACCACTGGTATTTTCAAAAGCTCACTTGTTTTTCTAATAATTTTTGAGTTTGACATCAACAAAAAACTATCACCCTTGAAAGCATTTAGCGTTTGAGTTGTTGCGCTATTTGTAGTTGATACAGTTGTAAAACCATCTTCAAAATAACCATAGCCATCAAAAGCCATCATTATTGTTGTGATTGCATCGAGTGCTGTATTGCTACTATTAAAAGGAGTTGCAGTTGTTTGCACCCATAAATTAATACCATTGTTTCCAAACGTACCACTAAAGTCGTAATCAATATAATCTTTGATTAATTCACCTATTTCAAATATTACATAATTGTTATCAGCCACTTCGTTTTTTCGTAGTGTATATGTTGTTGTTGGTGAGGTTTGAAACGCACCAGTATATATTGCTATTGTAAGCTGACAACTTGCAAGAGTGCTATTCGCTATCTTGATATAAATAGGTGTATTAATATTTACTTTCTGTATTGCCATTATGGTTTTAGTGTTTTAGTTATTGCAATTTCAAAATCATCTCCAAAGGCTTGTGCCACTTTATTTGGTAGATCCTTATAATATTTTATGAATGGTTTAGTAAAAAAAAGTGACGGCTTAATTCCTTTTCCGAATATTGATCTTGCAACTAAAAATGCTACTGATTTTTGGAAGCCAACTTTATTTACTGCTCTTGGCAGAAATCTACCCCTTGAATCTCTGGGTGCAAAACCTTTACGCACAACAAAAGAATCTAACGCCCTTGGTGGTGGCATTTTGGTTGTGTATTTATATTCTCTTGCTTGTGAGCCATAGTATTTTTTTCCTACACTTTCCCCACTTTGTGTACCTTTTACACCAAGATCTTGATACTTTCCGTATTTTTCCATAGTAAAAAAAGCCGTTTGTACTTCTGGAATATAATCACCATTAATGCTGCTTTTTAATTTGCCACTTGTTTTTTCAAAAGGCACATTAGCCCTAGCATCGACAACCACTTGCCGAACAAACTCACGCATAATATTATTTAATTTATTTAATTCCATTAACAGATATTTATATCATTAGGTATTAATATATCCATTGTAGCAACCCAACCAGCAACTTCGTTTTCAAATCTATCATAAAAAGGCTCACAACTAACAACACCATCAAGCTGATATTTAGTTGTATATAAATCACCACTTCGCAATGTTTCAATCAATTTATTAGCAACTGCAAGTTGTGTATTTAAAACATCGTGTTCATTATCATTACCTATAAATATGTCAGTAGTTTCTTCTTTGCTCGTATCAACTATATCCATACAAAATACACTAATATTAAATCTTAATATTTGATCTTCTTGTGATACGTTGTTTATTATTATGTGGCTCAATGGGTATATGGTTTGCTTAGATAAATCTATTTTAGTTATATCACCTGTTGTAACTGTGTTTACATTTTCATCAGCCAACAAGTTTGTTTTGATTGTTTCAGTTAATAAGTAAAAACCTCTTGCCCCACTCATCCTCTATTTTTTATTTGTTTCATTTCTAAGTCGTTTTTTTCTTTTATAAATTCTAATGCCATTAAGCATTGATGCATATTTAATCTAGTGATATTTTCAAATCTTCTAACATCACCCTTAGCGAGTGCGAAAATTGACTGATACCACCCCCATTTAACTCCAAAGCCTCCAATTGCTGTTTTTGTGTCGGACTCATTTGATCCGTATAAGCCATCATAATTTGCGACAACTCGATTCCTAAATTGTAAAAAAAAACAATTGAAGAAAAGCAAACGGACAAAGGCATATCTTTCATTATATCAGTTTCTTCACCATCATAAGCAACTATGTTATATCTATCATCATATTTTGCTTCTATTGGCCTATATAAAACAGCCATAGCTTTATGCATTTGCTTCCAATCTTTTATATAGGTATCAATATCAACATACTCACCAAAAGTCATTTCATCAAGGCTTGGAATAAAACCAAACTCTATGTCGTGTACTGTAAATCTGTTAATCAAACTTTCTGTTTTGTGTTCAAAGATCTTTATAAGTGTTTTTTGTATGTTTGTAATATGACTCATTCTAAATTGAAAAACATCTTTAACAGGAATGTTACAAAAAATTTCTATCATTCTTGATCCTAACTGATAATCATCATCAATTTTTTCTTGTGCTTCCAGGTAATCTTGATACTGCCCTAATGTAATATCGTGCAAACTTTCTGGTATATTGATTTTAATTCTCATAATTATATAACAATTTTATTTACTAATTTATAAAAAAAAAGGGCAGTCTCACAACCACCCTTAATTAAACTAAACATATAATGAAAAAACTACTTTACCTTTTTTGTTTCCAGTAAAGCATTTCTTGTACTTGTTGTTCTCTCGACAACTTGTCCCAACCATCTTTTAATGCTGGGTGTTTTCTTTTTTTACGTAGGTATTCTAAACCATTATTTGCAAAGTGATACATTTTATAAATTTTTTTTAATTAGATCAATCTTACTTTTATCTGATAAATTTTTTAGCTCTAATATTTCTTTTATAGTAAAATATGCACCATTATAAAATATATTATGTAGTGATCTATACTCGTCTGAGTGCATATAATATTTATTTAACATCTTCTTTTGGTTTTGGGTTATACACGCCCATTACTTCGTCAATGTAAGATCTCAATGACCAATAGGCTAAGTCTGATATATTTCTTGCTTTAATTCCTAGTTCCTCAATATAAAAATCAGTTGCACCTAATTCTTTACATATATCCCAGCATTTGTAGTAATATATTGTTTGGTTTTCACAATACTGACTGATATATTCGTAAACATCATCTTGGTTTGGTTCTTCATATTTTTCGCCTTTTTCCTCAGCATAATGTGGGCAACCAAATTCATCAACAAGATGCTCTCTTAGTTCTTCTATAAATTGATACTTATTAAACCCCATAGCTAACTTTTGATTTTAACAAATGCTGTATTTTTTCTTCTTGCGTTCCTTTGAATTTACCCATCAATGGTATAACCTCAGTGTAATATTCAATACCTTTTCTAATAGTTTTTTTACCAAGCTTAATATCTTTATCACAAACATATTTTTTTCTGCTGTAATAACCATATAGATCATCTTTGGGTTTTTCGGTTTTTATTGATCCCATAAATTTATGACCACAATAAAAATCAAGATGATAACCAATAATTTCAAATTTATTTTCCATTTTATTTATATTTATTTATAACATAAAAATAATAAATATTTTTCAATCTACCAAATTTTTCTATTGTATTGCGTACCTACCAAAGTTTGGTTTACTTAATATTGAATAGGTTGCATATCTCACTGCATCTGTTATGTGATTGTTTTTATCTTCTGGGGTATTGGTTAGCTTTCCTGTTTTGTCCTCTTTCCATTTATAATTCCTGAACTCCTGAATCGCATTGGTACTATCTTTGTGTATATGTATCTTAAACCTTTTCAATAAATCAATACCTGCGTTTACACTATCTCTGCCTTTCAAACTAGCACGGATCTTCCAACCCATTCGCCTAAGCTCTTCAATTATTCGTGGCTCACTACTATCGGCATATATTAATTCTTTTGTGATTGTTTGTTTAAAATAACTATGTATATCACCTGTTGTCATCATCGTTCTATATAATAATTCTTTTATATACAAATTTGTTTCTTTTTTCCAAACCGATACTAATGCCGTAGGATCGTTTGTAAAGCCAAAGTCCATACCCATAGATACAAACTCAGCATCTTCTGGTATCTGATTACATTCCACGTAATTAAATATTGTGGCTTTGCTTATTCCCTTTTCACCAAGCCCATATATTTGCCAGTATTGTTCATCAGTGTATTGTAGCCTTTCAATTTCTTTAATTAATGCTTCTTCTAAAAATGGGTTGTCTTTGTATGTGGTTTTTAAAAAGTCTGTATCTTCTCTTGGTATTATTTTGTCATATATCCAGTGATATTCCTCACTTGGGTTGTAATCTAGTATTATCTTTTCGCTTGTTCTAAATAATAATTGCTGCCAATCTTCCCAGTATAATTCGTTTGCTTCGTTTATAAATAATAAGTCACGCTTTCTTCCTCGTACTTTTACAGGTTGATCTAATGAAATAAATTCAATTAGGTTTCCAAAAAGATTATACTCGCTGCTTGATTTGTTGTGATTATCTTCGTTGTATAAATTATGCTCACGCAATATATTTATAAAATCTCTTAATACAGTTGCTCTTAATGCTGGGTAAGTCTTACGACAAATTGTGATAGTCTTACCAGAGTTATTAAGACAATAATAAAAAATAATATATAAAATAATATTAAATGTTTTTCCTGATCTGGTTCCACCTTGATTGAC